TGAAATATCAGTTGAGGTTTCAAAAAAAGAATGGGCTTGAAGATTTGAAAAAGGCTCGTAAAAATTTGGAGTGGTTAATTGAAGAATTTGAGGTAGAAGAATGAAATCTAAAAAACTATTAGCAATCGCATTGCTTGGTTTATCTTTTGTATGGTTGGCAGCATGTGGAAACAAGGATGTCCTTGGAACAACTTTCACTTTTAATTACGCAAAAGTGAAAATGGTAGATGGGCAAATCGTAGAGGGCAAAGTCAAACAGTGGGCGAAGTACGAGAAACAGGATAGTATTCGTGTTACTTTTGAAAATGGTGATGAGTATTACACTCACTCAAGTAACGTGACTTTGTACAATAAATGATGAGGGGGTGATACATGACTGATGACGAAGAAAAAAATAGAGCGCTTGTCAGTTATCCATCGCAGGGAAATCAATTGGCTAAAGTGGTATTTTTTGAGAGATAAGAAAAATCCTCAAAAAACAATCTTGGAGCAAAAGATACATGAGGCATTTTTAGAGAATAACATTGAGCAGTCTGTATTTTTGGTAAATCTGAAAACTGCAACAGATGAATATATCGAGAAATCAGATAGAAAGATGTTAAAAACGATAAAAGAGGTCTATGTATTTGAAAACATCAATGTGATTGGCGCGTGTCAAAAAATTTTATATCTAAGTCCTAGCCCAGCGTACACATATATCAATAAATGGTTTGATGAGTATTTTGTTTCAACTTACAAGTACATCCCCCTATCTAAATAACCGTAAAAATACCCTATCCTATGTATCTATAATCAAGGTACATAGGTTTTTTATTAGGAGGATAATATGGATAATCTGCCAACAAAACCATATCACAGACAGAATACTATTAATCAGTATAATTTGCTGGATTACGATGCCACGCGCGCAGATGGTAAATATAATTTGCCAACTCTTGAACCAGTTGATCATGTGCCTAAAAAGCTACAGGGATTTAACTATGTTTTGAATAAACCTGACTACTCAGCTACTGTACATTTTTTCTTAGATGATTATCAGTTTGAAAGAATTTGGAAACGCCCAGATTTTTACCTAGAGAAACTAGCCGATTTTGATTGTGTACTTACACCAGATTTTAGCTTATACACAGACATGCCAATTGCTATGCAGATTTGGAATACTTATCGCTCAAGATTGATAGGCCAAATGATGCAGAATTGGGGCTATACAGTTATACCTACTGTATCGTGGGCAAACAAAGAAAGCCATGAGTTTTGCTTTGATGGTTTGCCGAAACATAGCACAGTGGCCATCAGTACAGTAGGCATAAAACAACGCAAAGAGCGCTTTGAATTGTGGAAATCCGGAGTGGATGCCATGATTGAAAAGATAGCGCCAAAGCGTATTTTGGTTTATGGTGGTGAGGTTGATTATGATTATAAAGGTATCGAGGTAATTTATTTTGGAAATGATACAACAGAAAGGATGGACAAATGGGCGGTAGAGGAGCAAGCTCTGGAATGAGCGACAAAAAGAAGAAATATGGTACAGAGTATGAAACGCTGCACACAGACGGAAACATAAAATTTGTAAGATACAAAGGCGGAAACGCTAAGACACCGATGGAAACTATGACAAAAGGGCGTATTTACGGCACGGTTAATGAACAAGGAGTATTAAAGTCGCTGACTTTTCATGATGGTGTTAACAAAAGAAACAAGCAGATTGACCTTGAGGGTGTACCTCATAAGGTAAACGGAGTTCCAACATTACCGCATGTGCATTACGGGTACAATCATGAAGAGTATGGAGGAACTCACGCTTTGAGTTCTAAGGATATGAAAATAGTTGAAAAAGCTGTCAACTCTTGGTATAATAGAAACAAGAAATAGGAGAGTAGTTTACGAGTGAAAACATGGTATAGCACCAATGGAAAGTGATGGATTTAGCGAGGGTACACTAAATTTAGTAGTATCTAGCTATTGAAGCATGTGCTATTATCAAGACGACGGTTGAAATCCGTCCGCCTATAATCTTTAGCCTCAATTCAATGTTGGGGCTTTTTTTGCGCCTTAAATCAAAAATAACAGTAAAACATCCCCTCTTTTAGCATATAAAATGAAATCATGAGTAGCAATACTTGTGATTTTTTTGTTGGAAAGGAGGTAGCGAATGAATGAAAGACAGAGGCGCTTTGCAGATGAGTACATAAAGACAGGAAACGGCTATCAATCAGCAATTAAGGCTGGTTATAGTGAGAGTTATGCCAATAATCGTATTACTGAACTGTTGGGAAATGTTGGGATAAAAGAGTACATAAACAAGCGGATGCAAGAGCTGCACAAGTCAAACATCATGGATGCGACAGAGGCGCTCTATATCCTTTCTGAAATCGCTAGAGGTAAACGAGATGAGGAGGTTTTGATACTTAATCCAACAACAGGAAAAGTAGAAAGACATATTAAGAAAGCAGATAATGCAACAGTTATTAAAGCTATTACTGAAATCTTGAAACGATATCCAACAGCTAAACAATCTGAAAAACTAGAGCTTGAGATTGAAAAATTAAAATCACAGTTGATAGATACACAAATGGAAGATGATACCATCACAATTATTGATAGTTGGGAGGGTGACGATGAAGATAATTGATATTCAAAAAAATGTCAATCCTCATTTCAAGAGTGTTTGGAAATCTAAGAAACCTTACAACATTTTGAAAGGTGGGCGAAACTCATTCAAATCATCAGTTATTACCTTAAAGCTGATTGTCATGATGACCTGGTACATCATAAGGGGTGAAACTGCCAATATTGTCATTATCCGTAAAGTAGCTAATACAATCCGTGATAGTGTGTATAATCAAATCCAATGGGGTTTATCGTTATTTGGTCTAACCAGTCGCTTTAAGATGACAGTCAGCCCATTTAAGATAAGTCACAAAAAGACAGGATCAACATTTTATTTTTACGGCCTCGATGACTACCAAAAGTTGAAATCAAACAACATTGGGAATATTATTGCTGTTTGGTATGAAGAGGCTGCTGAATTTTCAAGCGCAGAAGAATTTGACCAGACCAACATTACATTTATGCGCCAAAAACATCCACGCGCTCAATTTGTTAAAATCTTTTGGTCATATAACCCTCCTATCAATCCGTACAGTTGGATAAATAAGTGGTATGAGGAAATGAACACGCAAGATAATTACTTATGCCATTCTAGTACTTATCTTGATGATGAGTTAGGATTTGTAAACGATCAGATGTTAGCTGATATCGAGCGTATCAAAAAGAATGACTATGATTATTACAGATATGTCTATTTAGGTGAGTCAGTTGGTTTAGGGAATAATATCTATAACATGAGTACATTTCACCCGTTAGATGCTTTGCCTAGTGATGATAGGCTGATAGGTATATCTTTTGCATTGGACGGTGGGCATCAGCAGTCAGCTACTGCATGTTGTGCTTTTGGGATAACTGCTAAAGGTAAGGTTATCTTACTTGATACCTGGTATTACTCACCTGCTGGCCAAGTGGTAAAGAAAGCACCTAGCCAACTATCACAGGATATCAATAGCTTTATACAATCTGTTGTCAGCAAGTACAGAGTACCTATCTTGCAATATACGATTGATAGCGCAGAGGGAGCATTGAGAAACCAGATGTATCTTGATTTCAATATCAGATGGCATCCAGTGGCTAAATTGAAGAAAGTGACAATGATTGATACATTCCAATCACTATTAGCACAAGGTCGCTTTTATTACCTTGATACAGAGAATAACAAGGTATTTATTGAAGAACATAAGATGTACAGGTGGGATGAAAAGACACTGCAGTCCGATAGCCCAAATGTCATCAAAGATGATGACCATACATGCGATGTTGCCCAGTATTTTATACTAGACAATTCTAAGATACTTGGTTTGCGTGTTGGTAATTCATAAGGAGGGCAACAATGAACTTGATTCAAAAAGTAAAAGACTTTTTTAACCGTGGGAGGTATAACATGGAAACATCAAACCTAAATAGTATCCTAGAGCACCCAAAGGTAGCTGTAACACAATCAGAATTTAACAGGATACAACTCAATTTAGCTTACTATCAATCTAAATTTGATGATGTCGAGTACATCAACACAGATGGCGACAGAAAGCGCAGAAAGATGCAACATTTACCGATCGCACGAACTGCAGCTAAAAAGATTGCTAGTCTTGTCTATAATGAACAAGCGGAAATCACAGCAGATGATGATACGCTAAATGACTTTCTTAATGATATGCTAGGCAATGACCACTTTAACAAAAACTTTGAGAGATACCTTGAAAGTTGCTTGGCGCTTGGTGGCCTTGCTATGCGGCCTTACGTTGATGGTGACAAAATCCGTGTGGCATTTATTCAAGCACCGGTATTTTTGCCATTACAAAGTAATACACAGGATGTATCAAGCGCTGCAATCCTCACAAAGACAATTAAGTCAGAGAGTAAAAAGAATGTATATTACACGCTAGTTGAGTTTCATGAGTGGGTAACTCAAGATGGCCAAGAGGTAGGGAGTACAAAAGATAAAAACCTATACCGCATCACTAACGAGCTTTACAAATCAACATCAGATAGCACGCTGGGTGATCGTGTAAATTTGAGCGAGCTATATCCTGACTTGCAACCAGTAACAACGATACAAGGATTATCACGCCCATTGTTTGTTTATCTCAAGACACCAGGCATGAATAATAAGGATATCAACAGCCCTCTTGGTTTATCTATCTTTGATAACGCCAAGACCACTATTGATTTTATCAATCGCACGTACGATGAATTTATGTGGGAAATTAAGATGGGTCAAAGGCGCGTGATCGTGCCTGAGCAGTTGACACAATTACAAGTGCAAGATACTCAAGGGAACTTTACTTTTAAACGTCGGTTTGATACTGACCAAAATGTTTACATGCAAATAGGAGCAGGCAATATGGATAGTGGTAGCATTATTGATCTCACAACTCCTATCCGCTCATCAGATTATATTTCAGCCATTTCAGAGGGCTTGAAACTCTTTGAAATGCAAATTGGTGTATCTAATGGCATGTTTACATTTGATGGTAAGAGTATGAAAACGGCAACAGAAATTGTAAGTGAAAATTCAGATACATATCAAATGAGAAATAGTATAGCTTCGCTTGTAGAACAATCTATAAAAGAATTGTGCGTATCCATGTGTGAACTTGGTAAAGCTGTGAAATTGTATACAGGTGATATACCAAAATTTAATGATATATCAGTTAATCTTGATGACGGTGTATTTACTGATAAAAATGCAGAGTTAAATTATTGGATGAAGATGGTAGCGGCAGGCTTTGCGACACAGAAAAGAGGTATTGCCAAAGTACTCAACATCACAAATGAAGAGGCAGAGAAAGAACTTGCCGAAATCAACGGAGAGTTACCGCCAGAGAGTGATGCGGAGCTTGCTTTGTACGGAAAAACAGAGAAGAAAGGAGAAGAGGAGTAGCTATAAACTGCTATAAATTACAATAAACGACACATAAGGAGTTGAAAATGACTGATAAACGCAAAATGCCAACTCTAAATGATCAGCGATTTTCTTTGCACATGCAGGGCGTGAGCGATATTTACTATAAAATGCAAATTGAGTTGTTTGATAGCATGATAAAACGACTTAAAGAGCGTGGCAATGCTGACCTTGCAAAAAATCCGTATATATGGCAACTAGAAAAGCTCAACGATATGTACATGCTGAATGAGGAGAACTTAAAGATTATTGTTGAACGTACAGGAATTGCTGAAAGTCTTTTGAGAGAAGTTATTGCTAACGAGGGATTAAAGGTCTATAAAGACACAAAGGAGCAACTAGAGGAAGATTTAAAAAGGGAATCTAGTGGCAAAGTTAGAAATGGTGTAATCGATGCTCTTGAGTCCTATACTCAACAAGCTATAAGTGACCTTAATCTTATCAATTCAACATTACCAGCAAGCATACAGACTGTTTTCAAATCGGTTGTAGAGCAGACAGTAGCACAAGTCGTATCAGGGACTAAAACAAGTGATAGGGCTTTAAATGATACGATCATGTCGTGGCAAAAAAAGGGGTTTACTGGTTTTACTGATAGCGCAGGGAGAGATTGGCGAGCAGATAGTTATGCAAGAGCAATCATCAAAACGACAACTTACAGAGTTTACAATGATATGCGTACAAGGCCTGCAGAGGAATTAGGGATAGATACTTTTTACTACTCTATCAAGTCATCTGCTAGAGCTGCATGCGCTCCATTGCAAGGTAAAATTGTCACTAAAGGTCAAGGTAGAACAATAAACGGCCTTACTATTCATAGTTTGCTAGATTATGGTTTTGGTACTGCTGGGGGATGTCTAGGTGTCCATTGCGGTCATTATCTCACGCCTTTTATCGTAGGGGTAAATGAAATACCAGACTTGCCAGACTATATGGAAGACCTAACACCGGAACAAGCGGAAGAAAATGCACGCATCGAGGCTAAACAAAGAGCCTTAGAACGCAATATCAAGCATCACAAAGAAAGATTGCACTATGCCAATACATTGGGCGATGATGATCTGATACAAGCTGAGAGGCTAAAAGTTAGAGCTTATCAAGGTAAAATAAGGGCTCTTGTAGAACAACACGAATTTTTAAGCCGTGATTACAGTAGAGAAAGAGCATACATCTAATTATCAAGAGGGTTACTAAACAACCCTCTTTTTTGTGCCTAAAACCGTAAAAAATCCCATTCCATCCAAAGTAAACTGAAATAGTAAATAATATTTTGCTTTTCGGTGGGAGTTGTCCACCTAAAAAGAACTAAGGAGGTACAAATGGCATTTACAACAGAGGAACTACTCAAACTTGGATTGACAGAAGAACAGGCTAAATCGGTCTTTGCCTTGCGAGGAAAAGAGCTCAACGAGGACAAATCAGCCTTGGAAACTATCACCAAAGAAAGAGATAGTCTGAAAGACCAGTTGCAAAAAGCAGAGGAGCAAGTTGAAAACTTGAAATCGCTTGAAAGTATCAGCGCTGAACAAAAAGAGGCGATTGATAAATTGCAAGCGGATTATGACAAGTATAAACAAGAGGCTGCTGATGAACTGGCAAAAACAAATAAGGTGAATGCTATCAACCTTGCTTTGAAAGATACCACAGCACACAATCCATCAACCTTGATGAAGTTTATTGATGTTGATGCCATTGAACTAGATGACAGTGGCAAACCTAAACTAGATGACATCCTCAATGGTCTAAAGGAAAGTGACCCATATCTTTTTAAAGCAGAAGAAGATGGTAAGCCTAACCCAAATATCGTTGCGTTTGGAAATCCAACAGCAACAGACCCAGCACCAGATGCCTTTGCACAGGCATTAGGGCTAACAGAATAAAAAGGAGGAATAGTAGATGTCAATCAATTACATCACAAAACATGAGGGGCAGTTTGAAAAACGCCTTATGCAAGGCTCATTGACTGCCATTCTTGAAACGCCAAAAGTAAATTGGCTCGGTGCAAAATCATTTGAATTGCCAACAATCTCTGTAACAGGATATAAGGCACATACACGCTCTAAGGGTTACAACTCAGGTACAGTATCAAACGATAAAAATGTTTATACTCTTGGATTTGACCGAGATGTTGAGTTTTTTGTTGATACAGCAGATGTTGACGAAACAAACCAAGAGCTTTCAGCTGCTAATATCTCAAATACATTCATTTCAGAACATGCAACACCAGAAGTTGATGCTTACCGCTTTTCTAAAATTGCAACAGCTGCAATCAATGGTCATCATTTCAAGCAAGAGGATAGCATTACACCGGAGAATGTCTACGGAATTTTGAAAGCTGCTATTTTGCCAATGCGTAAATATGGAGCGTCAAACCTTGTCATGTATGTATCTAGCGAGGTAATGGATGCCCTAGAGCGTGCTAAAGACTTTACACGCGCAATCGCTACTACATCACCTCAAGGGATTGACACACGTGTAACATCGCTAGATGGAGTGCAACTTATCGAGGTTTGGGATGATGCACGTTTCAAAACTCAATTTGATTTCACAACTGGATTTGTGAAAGCTGGTGGCGGTAAAGATATCAATTTCTTGATCGTGGCTAAGACAGCTATCATCGCTAAAGCCAAATTTAACTCTATCTATCTCTTTGCTCCTGGGCAACACACAGAGGGTGATGGTTACCTATACCAAAACCGTTTGTATCATGATTTGTTTGTCTTGAAATCTCAAGAAGATGGGGTTTACGTTTCACATAAATCAGCATAGGAGGTAGCAGATGAAGAAATACATCAAAGAAAATCAAGTTTATACCGTGCAAGAGGGTAGTGAGCTTGAGGTGCAACTTATGGCAGATGGCTTTGAGGAATTGGTGGCAGATGGTGGGGAGCTTGAAACACCAAATGAAACTAAGGATAAAGGTGAAAAATAATGGCTAAGTATAAAGCAATTAAAAACCTAATTTTAAAGACACCTGGTATTTATGCGAAAGAGGGAGAATTTGTTGAGCTTGAACCGAATTATGCCGATCAAGTCAATAAAGACCTCAAGCAAACATTTCCGGATGTCACTGCAGTTTTAGAGCTTGTAGAAGATGTGCCCACACAATTTGAGCAGGCTGAATAAATAAAGGGTGGCGACACCCTTTATTTTTAAGGGAGGTTACGCATGACTTATTTAACAAAAGATGAGTTTGTTACTGACTTAGGCTTTGATGATGTAACGGATTTTGACAAGTTAGCTAAACGAGCAGAAATTGCTATCAATCTCTATACTCAAGGAATTTATCAAAAACATATTGACTTTGAGAAAGAGGTTGAGTATCGCAAATCTGCTGTAAAGCTAGCTATGGGTTTTCAGATTGATTATTTGAACAACTCTGGCATCATGACAGCTGACGAAAAACAAACTATGGCAAGCGTTTCTATTGGTCGTACATCAATTAATTACGGCAATAAACAACAGCTTTCAGCAGGTCAACAATTCAACCTTTGCCTTGATGCTGAAAATGCCCTGAAACAAGCTGGATTTAGCTTAATTGTGGGAGTTGATTATGATAGATAAACGCTTATTACAAGATGTTGTTACAGTTCGTAAGGTTGAGGGCAAAGATAACTATGGAGATATCAAGTACTCTGAGCCATTGGATATTAAACCGGTACGGTTTGATAGGTCGGTGTCTGTTACAGGTACTAACAACTCTAAAACTAGACAGAAAGCAGGCGTTGTTTACATTTACCCTAAGTTTGTGAATGTGACAGTTGATGATAGTTGGCTTGGTGCAGTTATGAATGATGGGGCGCGTGATTACCTTGTGATAGGTTATCAACCTAATTACCTTGATGGGAGAATTTTTAGCTATGAGGTTGAAGTTACATAATGGCAGATGTCAGAGTGAGTATTGATCTTGCAGAGGTAGAGAAAAAAGTGTCACCTCAAGCTATGCAACGTGGCAAGATTGCTGCAGGTAGTGAGGCTTTGCTTATTATGGATAGCTCTGTACCTCTTAGGGCTGGTGGAGGGGCATTAAGAGCCTCTGGACGTGTAGAGCCCAATGGAAATGTGAGTTATAACACGGTTTATGCTCGGGCACAGTTCCACGGCACTAATGGGATTGTTGTTTTTAAGAAATATACAACCTCTGGTACTGGTAGCAGATGGGATAAACCGTTAAAAGCAAACATAGATAAGCTAAAAAAGGCGGCTATTAAAGGAATGGGTATCTGATAATGCAAAACAACAAAAACTTTCAAGATGTGTTACTGACACATATTAACAACATCACAAAATTGCCATTACAAGCAAGACTAGATTATTTTGAAGATGACAAAGATGATTTAGTTATCAATGCTTTAAGTGGTGGAATTATTGACAAAGAGTATATGGATGGTACTAGAGAAGTATCACTACCATTTGAGATTGCTGTAAAGAGTAAATCAAATGCAGTAGCAATTGATACTATCTGGCTTATCAATGGGGATCTATCATCACTTGATATTAACCTACCTAGTACCGACAACTCTTACACTTTCTTATCATTGAGCGTTGGGAAACCAGGCATCAATGGTAAAGATGAACAAGATTACTTTGTTTATTCAATGCAAGTAATTGCAAAATTAGAAATTCAAGGAGGATAACGCTCATGGCACGTATGAAAAACGCCAAGCGCAAACATGAGATTGCGCCATTTGACCCTAAAAACCCAACGGTTGTACCTAGCGACGATGCTTGGAAACGACTGGCTAAGTACATTGAAACTATTGATGATGAAACGGATGAAGATACAGATGACACTGGTTACTACGATGGAGACGGTACACCAGAGGAAACTGTACTAACCGTCGTTGGTGGGTACTCATTTGAGGGGGTCTATGACCCAGAGGATGCAGCTCAAGCGATGATTGCCGCTATGCGTTACAAAACAGGTGAGGCACGTCGTGTATGGCATCGAGTAACTACAGCTGATGGCAAGAAAACTTATACACAAGTTGCCAATGTTTCTGAAATCAAAGCAGGAGCAGGCGATGCAACAGCGTATGAAGAATTTGGTTGTACGATCAAATGGATTAAAGAGCCAGTTGAAGCTGGAATTGGTGGATAGTCCACTATATAACTAATAGACATTTTGGAGGAAATTATCATGTCAAACAAAACTGTAATTGATTTAGGCAGCAAGGTTCTGTCATTTGATTTTGGAGAGTTTAGTCTTGATTATCGAGCAACGGATAAAAAAGATGCTCAAATTCAAGACAAGGCTGTAGAGTTAGAGGATAAGGTAGGCGCTTATCAGAAAGATGCAGAGAACATGAATGACAAAGATGGGCGTAAAGCTCTAAAACCTATGGTTGATGAGTTCTTTGTAGCAATGTTTGATGAGGATGCCCCTCAAAAAATCTATGAGGCAGCTGGTGAAAATACTTGGAATTATCTCAATGTATTCTTGCAGGTTTCAGCAACAATTCAAAAAGAATGGAAAAAGAAACTAAACGATGAAAATTTCAAGAAGTATCTTGCTGAATAATGTTTGATATTTCCAAAAAAATGGATGACAAGCTGGTACTTAACAACAAAGAGTATCAGCTTTTATTGTCGTTTGATAGGGTGTTATGGATTTTTGATATGTGGGGTAAAGGACATATCCCGGTAGAACTTAAACCAAAACTAGCTCTAGCAAAATTAACCGATGATGTAACTTTTAAGGATATGGATACAAAGCAAGCGTTAGCTATCTATGCAGATATATTTGAAAAGCACATACAGGTTACTAGGGCTATTGATGAGGTTGATAGATATGACATTGAGGGTAATGTGTTGCCTAAAAAAACTAAAGATGCCCAAGATCACGATGATAAACCCTTGTTTAATATCAAATATGATGGCGAGTACATTTTTTCATCGTTTATGCAGGCCTATAATATTGATTTGATTGAACAACAAGGGAAATTGCATTGGCAGAAGTTCAATGCTCTATTGTCTGGTTTACCAGATGGAACAAAGTTCGTTGAGGTAATGAAAATTAGAGCGTGGAAACCCTCAAAAGGGGAAAGCTCAAAAGAAAAGCAAAAAATGCGTGAACTACAGGAACAATACGCATTGCCAAATATTTAGTAAAGAAAGGAGGTAGAACATGGCAGACGGTAAAGTAACCATTGCGGTTGATTTGGATGGAAAGAAAGCCCAAGGGGATATAAATAGTCTGAAATCATCATTAGGTGGGCTAGGTTCAGCTTTTAAATCGGTTTTAGGAGCAAATTTAGTTAGTGGCGCATTGATGAGTGGAATTAGTGCACTTACAGGAGGAGTTAAAAGCGCTTTTTCATCAGCAATTGATGAGGGGGCAAAATTACAACAATCTATCGGTGGTATTGAGACACTTTTTAAAGACTCAGCTGGTACTGTTAAACAGTATGCTAATGAGGCTTTTAGAACAGCTGGAGTATCAGCTAATGAGTACATGGAAAATGTAACATCATTTTCTGCCAGCTTGATTTCTTCTTTGGGAGGAGATACAGCAAAGGCTGCTGAGTTAGCAAATACAGCAATGACAGATATGTCAGACAACGCCAATAAGATGGGTTCTGATATGAAAATCATCACTCAAACTTACCAGTCATTAGCGCGTGGCAACTATGCAATGCTAGATAACCTAAAACTCGGTTATGGTGGAACAAAAGCAGAGATGCAACGACTAATAAAAGATGCTGCTAGTTACAAAGATGTACAAGAGGAATTGAATATGACCGTTGATGAGGGTGACTTGTCATTTGCAAACATGGTTAAAGCAATTTCTGTTGTACAAAAGAAACTAGGGATTACTGGTACTACTGCTAAAGAGGCAGCCGAAACATTTTCAGGATCTTTTGCATCTATGCAAGCTGCATTTAAGGATTTCTTAGGAAACCTTACCACAGGTGGAGATATTAGCAAACCTTTAGAGAATCTTGCTAAAACAGCCTCAACATTTGTCTTTAGAAACTTTATACCGATGGTGGGCAATGCTTTCAAATCTTTGCCAACAGCTATCTCAACATTTTTAACATCAGCAAAACCAGAGATAGAGGCAGGGTTGAAAAAGATGTTACCAGAGGAAATGGTAAACAATATCATGGGAGCTTTTGATAAAGTTGGTAACTTTTTATCTAGTTTCAAAGACACTGGGGCTATAACAGCAGTAGCTGGAGCTTTCAATGCAGTTAAAGATGCGATAGGCCATGTCTTTTCATCTCTAGCTGGTAGTGGGGAAAATTTCAACAATATTGGTAAAGCTTTAGGTGAGGTTGTTAAGTTTCTTGCAACTGCTGCTACTAAAGGGGCTGAATTTATTTCCTCGTTACCACCTGGTGTTATTCGAACAATTGCTAGTGCAGTAATTGGGATGGTTGCAGCATTTAAAACAGTATCAATTGCAACTAAGGCTATAACTGGCCTAAAAACTGCTTTTGGGTTGTTAAAATTAGCTTTGTCTAATCCTTGGGGTCTTGCTATTGCAGGTATTGGAGCTTTAATCGGTTGGTTTATTCAAGCATATACCACTAGCGAAGATTTCAGGAATAAAGTTAATGAAGTCGTTGAGGCAATTGGTAAAATAGCTAGCAAAATTGGGGAGTTCTTATCTGGAATAGATCCATCTATTTTTGCGCTATTACTACCAGTATTAGGGACTTTGTTATCTAAATTCAAAGGTTTTGATATCATCGGAAAACTCAATCCGTTCAACTTATTCAAAAAGAACGCTACGGAGGCATTTGATGGCGCTGGAGCATCAGCGACTCAATCTAAAGGTATCATAGAGCAAGTGTTTTCTGGGCTTGGTTCTCTTATCACATCTATTTCACAAGGTATTTCAACAGTACTACAAGGATTAGCAACAGCTATCTCAACAGTTGCTCAAGGGTTTGGTCAAGCTGCATCGATGGCTAGCCCTGCCCAATGGCTATCAATGGGAGCTGCAATGTTGATGGTCGGTGCTGGTGTAGCTCTTGTTTCAGCTGGTATCTATATTTTGGTACAAGCAGCTATTCAACTTGCTAGTGCTGGTAGTGGTGCAGTTATTGCTCTTGCTGGTTTGGCAGTAGGTATTGCTGCTTTGGCAGGTATCTTTGCTTTACTTGGCCCGGCTTTATCAGCAGGTGCAGTTGGTATATTAGCTTTTGGTGCTGCTATTGCTCTCATTGGTGTTGGTGTCTATGCAGCATCTGCTGGATTATCAATGCTAGCAGGTCATTTACCAACCATTGCTACTTATGGGGCTAGTGCCGCTATTGGTATTGCTGCTTTAGGTGCTGGATTGCTAGTCATGGGAGCAGGTGCCTCAGTAGCTGGCGCAGGAGCATTGGTTTTAGGTGCTGGTTTATTGGCAGCAGGAGCTGGGGCAACCGTTTTTGGTGCAGGAATGCTTGTTGCAGCTGCTGGCGTTGCAGCATTTGGCTTAGCTCTTAATGTGTGCAAACCAGGAGTAACAGCCTTTGCGAATGCAATCACTAAAGTTGTCAATGCGATAAGTGGTGGATTGGTTGCAATCCTAAACTCTATATCAGGAGTTATACAATCGGTAGGACAGGCAGCTTTAAACGCAGGCACTGGATTTAATCAGCTGGCTACTGGAGTAAGCAAGATTACCAATCTAAATCTATTAGATATGGGGGCATCTTTAGCGGCAGTTGCTACTGGTGTTGCAGCTATTGCATCCTCTGGAGCTGGATTAGCAACCGCAGGAGCTGGGATGACAGCTTTAGGTACAGGTATGATGACACTGGCCACATCATCAACAATGGCACTAACCTCGTTGCAAATGTTACCAGTGGTATTTATGTCATTGCAGATGAGTTTAACTACTTTTCCGGCTCAGCTAACTCTTGCTCAAACAGCCATGATGGCGTTCGGGACATCTGTAACTGCAACTGTAAGCGGTCTAATGGCCAGTGCGTCAACATTAACCAGCTTTACAATGCAGGTTGCTATGATGACACCATCATTAATGATGGCTGGCGCTGGACTTGCCAGTTTCAATGCTCAAGCAAATGCTGCAGGCAATGCTATGAGGTTATTAGCAAGCAACTCAAGTGTCGCACAAGGTCAAGTTACAGCGTTAGGTGTGTCTATTCAAGTAGCCATGTCTGGGGCTACTGCATCGATTTCTACTGCTGGTAATCAGATGGTGGTTGTGATCCAGTCTAGTATGATGCAATTGTCTATGGTTGTAACTAATTCTATGGCCAATGCATCTAGTGCCGTACTTAATAGTTCGATGCAGATGAGTACAAGTATTAGAACAGCTGGTACTCAAATAACTACCACAATGCAATCAACGTTAAATCAGATTGTATCTGTAACAAATAACGGAATGACGAGGGCAGCACAAGCAGTGCAACAGGGTGGCGCTCAAATGGCACAGCACATCCAATCATCTGGTCAGAAAATGGTTACGTTGATGCAGTCAGCAATAAATAGTGTGGTCAATACCGTTAATAATGGTCGTGGTCAAATGATATCCGCAGGTCAATATATGAGTGAGGGACTTGCTGTAGGGATGCGTAATGCTCTTCCAGCTGTTACGGCAGCAGCTAATGCACTTGTTGCAGAGGCAGAAAGAGCAGCAAGGGCAAAAGCTAAGATTCACTCACCATCACACCTTTTTAGAGATGAAGTTGGTTGGTGGATCGGGGCTGGTGTTGCTAAAGGTATCGATCAATCTACTGTCAAAGTTGATGAGGCGATGACCGATATGTATAGTAAGATCAATGCTTTTAGTTTTAAACCTGAAAATATTTTAGGCGTCGGTAAAACTAACATTTCTCACTCTGTGACAGCGAAAGTGATGAGAGAACAAGCAATGCGTGTGACTGCTGATGATAAAAAATCTCAAAAGGATGCTTATCATGTTCAAAACAATAATCTTTTGGAAAATCTTTTAGATAAGGTCTATGACCTTGAGGCGCTTATAGAAAAAGGTAAGAAGATTGTACTTGATAGTGGCACTTTGGTTGGAGAAACAAAGGACATATTTGATGAGGCTATTGGTAGTAACACAGCAATGATTAGGAGACATCGGTTATGATTTTAGAAATTATTGAATACATTAAGTTTGGTGATTTTGATACTAAATCTAATGGGTGGTATCTAGTAAGTAGAGATGCCCCATCACCAGAGGAAAAGGAGGTGCTGGAAAATCTCCTTTATTCTCAGGGCGTACTAGATTTTTCAATGATGAATGGCGAGCGATATTTTAACAATCGGATTATAACTTATGAATTTAAGTTGCCAAATACAAAATACGCTGACAGAAAAACGGCGGAACGAGAAGTCAAGTCGTCACTTATGCGTATTGGTAAATCAAGACTCACTGATACACATGATGAGGGATTTTACTGGTATGGCAAATGTAAGAGTGTCAAAGTGCAAGACGACCCCCGAAAGAGGGCGCTAATAGCAACTATTGAATTTAGTTGCTATCCGTTTCTTATAGCTATTGATGATTTTTTTGATGATATTTGGGATGATTTTAGCTTTGAGTATGGTGTTGCTAACTGGACAAAGTGGACAATAACAAACAAGCAAGTAGTCCCTATCTACAATCCCGGAGATACAACTATTATTCCAAAAATTATCAGCAGTTCTAATATCGTTATTGATTATAACGGAGCGTCTTATCAATTTAGTAAAGGGGAGCAAGAAAATGTACTGTTAAAGATACCGCCTAAACAACTTGCATTGTTCACAATCACAGGTAGTGCAGATGTTTCTTTTCGGTTTTCTATGGAGGTGTTGGGATAATGGGTGTGAATACAGTAAAAAATCCCGGCTATCTTGCTCTATACTGGGATAAGGCAGAAGATATTGGTGATACTAGTAAGCAAAAAGTATTGCATGAGCCGACAGTTTCCCGTAGAGAATATAGGTTGAGTTCGGGTAGTATCAAGCAAATTGTAAATGGTATCAATGAGTGTCGTCTAGTTATTGGGATGGATCACAATCTATACAAAAAAATAAAGCCTATCAAGGGCATTGTAAAGATTGTGAATTTATTTGATGACGAGGTGGAATTTTATGGCAGGGTCTTATCTGTGTCGATGTCTATGGCATCTGATGGTTTTGCTCAAGAAATTATTTGCGAGGATATGCTAGCATACTTACATGATAGTTGCCAGGACTTTGAAAAAGTACCAAACAGAGGGCTTGAGGACTATCTAACTCGTATTATTAACCGTCATAATTCTCAAGTTGAGCCACACAAGCGCTTTAAGATTGGTGTAGTCAATGTCCCGGCACCATCTGATACGCCATTTAGGTACACTGGCTATGATACTAGCTGGGACACGATCAAGGATAAATTGATTGGAAAAACAAACGGATATTTGGTGTTAAGGCATGAAATAGATGGTATGTACATTGACTACTTGAAACAAATTGGCGATAAAATTAGCGGCTCACCAATTATGCTAGGCGCAAATATTAAGACAGCTACCAGAGATTTATCTTTTGATGGTCTATTGACTAGGATTGTTCCAGTAGGAGCAGATTTGAATAATGGTACGACATCGGAAACATCTAGCGCAGATATTATACGTGAACAGGTTACTATCAAGTCTGTCAATGGTGGCAAATACTGGCTTGAGAACGAAGAATTGATTAAACAATTTGGCTTAATCACAAAATCAGTTACATGGTCAGATATTTACAGCCCAGATATCTTAAAGAAACGCGGCCAGCAGTACATAGATAATCTCAAATCAATCCTAGCTAGCTGGAAAGTCGAGGTTGTGGAGCGATGCTTAATTGATGCGAACTATATCAAGTTTAAAGTAGGTAATACCCATCAAATCATCAATGCCCCTATGTCTAGTGTTGAGGAGTTACAAATCATTGAGAAAACAATAAATATTACTAAACCTCAATCAGTATCTCTTACCATTGGTTCGAGTAATCAGAGTTTATCAATGTTTCAACTGCAACAACAGGAGGCTCAAAAGTCGATGGAGAAGGCTGCAGCAGATAATGCGGCCAAACAAAGACAACTCAAGGAACAGACAACTAAAGCAAATAATATTGCATTGTTGGAAAGTGAACTGTCACAATATCAAGTACAGTTAGAAAGTATAGACCAAGAGCTAGCAACACTTAATAGTGAGATTAAGAAACTGGATGCAAAAATGAATGCTGACTTGATTGCGACTTTGACAACTCAAGTAAAAGTAGCCAAAAGTAAGAAAGAACTGTATGAAACTAAGATTTATGAAATACAGACAAAACTTAAAGAATTAAAGGAGGCACCGAATGACTAATAACATCGAGGCAAGAGGTGATGCACGGTTTTATCAAGATGATACACACATGGATTACAATAAACTCTATACCATTGATGAGGTTCTTGATGCAATTACTCAAAAGAAATATGGTAAAGATGTGAGGTATGCTCTTAGGGTTGGCTTAGAGCGCGTGTATCACGACGCTCAAGCAAACAGTAGCGATAATAATTTAGAGGTTGCAAGAGCCCGTGGAGCATTTGAAGTTTTATCTGATAGATTACAATCTATTGATAATTCACTAAATAACAAAGCTAATTCTGATGAAGTATTCAAAAAATTTCAGAATATAGTAGATGGTTCACCTAAAGGCACTTATCCGAACTTAGCCGCTTTGCAATTAGCAAAACCAAACGGCGAACAAGGTGTATTTGTCACATCTGACAACGGTCACTGGTATTACTGGGATAATCAATGGCGAGATGGTGGAGTTTATCAAGGTAAGACAGTTCCAGAGAAAACAATAGGCAAGGTTCACTTTGATTTTTATTCCAATGATAGCAAGTCCGCTAATTTATTTGTCGAAGATAATATTGTCGAAGGTGGTTTTTTTACATCTTCAGGAACGTTTACAAAGTCGAATAATTGGGGTTACGTTAAAATTAATGCAAATCCAGGTGAAGAATTTGTGACGAACAGAGACTTTTATTACATAGCTTTTTTCAGAGGAGATATATTTGTTAGTGGAACTAGAAGTACTCCACACAGTTCGTTTACAATCCCGTCTGGTGTTGACAATTTTCGTATGCCTATACCATTACGAAACAATCCAGAATACAACAAGTTAAGCGGTTTTGGAATTATCAAAGGTAAATACGCTAAAGAAAATATACCACAATCAAAAGTTGATAATTCAGCGTATATTACAGCTGGGAACATTTCAAATAACGCCGTATTTCCTCAAATTTTAACTGGAAGGAAACCTCTTGAAATTGATTTTATAGATAGAAAATGGAGATTGACTATTCCACCGACCACTTTTGTGATTTACAAAGACGAATTTGTTGGTGTTGTCGCTGAAACTGTAATTTTAGAAGGAATCACAGCTAATACTGGTTCATATCTTTATTTTGAACCATCGACAAGAAAAATAATTGAAAAGACACGTCGAGAGACAAATAACGGAGATAGTGTGATTTTAGGTATCCTATTTTCTTACGAGAATCCAAGCAGGTGGATGATTAACACAGCAAATCCGATATTAATCGAAGATAGAATTTGTTCTCAAAAATGGGTTGGTAAAAAAGTTGCTTGTTTAGGCGACTCAATAACTCAAAAAATTGAAAACGTCAGAAAATATTATGATTTTTGGAAAGTGTACCTTTCACCCGATGTAATTTTAGATTATGGCGTGGCAGGTTCAAGCATATCAAGGAAAACAGGTGAGTGGCCGACGTGGGATACTCAGGTTCCGTTTGTAGAACGTATTAAGACTATTCCGAAAGATATTGACGTTTTAACAATATTTGGTGGCGTTAACGACTGGGTAGCGGACAGAACTTTAGGCTCATTGGGAGATACGGAAGATACAACATTTTACGGAGCATTAGATAAAATGTTTAAATACGCAACACAAAATTTTCAAGGTAAAGATATTTACGTTTTTACACCACTTCAAAATGACTGGATAAAACGACCAGCTAATGATGGTACAACCGATGGACGTAATAGAAGTGGTAAATATTTAAAAGAATACGTTGAAGCGATAAAACAAGTTGCCGAAAAATATGCTATTCCAGTTTGTGATTTGTATTCTACAATGTTTTATCCGTTCGCCGAAGGTTTTACCGAAAAGTATATGCCAGACGGTTTACACCCTAACGAGTCGGCTCATAAATTAATGGCGAATAAAATGGCGAATTTTATCGAGTCGCATTAGAGGAGGTATGGATGATGATTGTAGAAGCTGAAAAAATCGCTCAAAGTCAATTCGCTTGGGCGATATTATTCATCATGCTTTTCTTGTTTATGATCCGATACCTCATCAGGACATCAGATAAACGAGAAAAAAAGATAATGGATTTGCATGAGCAATCAAAGGCCGACTCTAACAGACGAGAAGAGCGTTTGATGACTCACCTAGAAAAGACCACTACAGAATTAACCACAATCACTCACGCGGTCGGAGACATTCAAAAAGAAATGGTCCGCATGAACGACCGCATGGAAGAAATCGAAAAAGGAGAATAACCATGCAACAAATTACAGAAATCATCACAAACGGAGCAATCAGCATCCTTGTTATTTTGGCTGGTATCGCAGTCAAAGCGGTTAAGGACTATCTTGTTCAAAAAGGTGGAGAAAAGACCATCAAAATTATTGAAATCCTTGCTAAGAACGCAGTCAATGCCGTTGAGCAGGTCGCAAATGAGACTGGATTCAAGGGTGAGGAGAAGCTGGAGCAAGCCCGCACGAAAATCCGTGCTGAACTTGGCAAATATAACATCAGCATGACTGACAAGGATCTAGATACCTTTGTAGAGTCAGCAGTGAAGCAGATGAATGACGCTTGGAAAGGAGACAAAGAAAATGTCTAAGAAACAAGATATGATTAACGACCTCATGGCTCATGCTGATGCTGGGACTGGGGTTGACTATGATAAGAGGTACGGCTATCAATGTGCTGATGTGACGTGCTACGGAATCTACGAGTATTTCGGTATTCGTCTATGGGGGAACGCTATTGACTTGCTACGGTCTGCAGAAGCAGCAGGCTTGCAAGTCGTATATGGCGCTCAATATCCAAAAGCTGGTTGGTTCTTCGTTAAGAACTTCGTGGCAGGAGATGGAGTGAATTATGGCCATACTGGTCTTGTATATGAAGATTCTGACGGCTCTACAATCAAGACGATTGAGCAGAATATCGATGGCAACAGGGACTATCTTGAAGTTGGTGGGCCTTGTCGCTACAACGAGCGCTCTGTTGATTCGATTGTGGGATATATTGTGCCGCCTGAAGAGGATGAATCAGGCTGGAAGCATGATGACACTGGCTGGTGGTGGCGTCGCAAAGACGGTTCATATCCAACATCTAAATTTGAAGCAGTAGATGGAAACTGGTTCTATTTCAACGATAACGGCTATATATATGCGAATCAATGGCTACATCATACAGACGGCTATTGGTATTGGTTCGACAAAGATGGATACATGGCCAATAGCGGATGGAAGAAGATCAATGGCAAATGGTACTATTTCAATCGTGACGGTGCTATGCAGACTGGCTGGGTTAAATACTACGAGAAGTGGTATTACCTCAATTCAGAGAATGGAGATATGGTATCGAACACTTTCATACCGTACAATGGCGGATACTACCTCATGCTTGAAGATGGTCGCTTAGCTGATAAAGAAAGCTTTAAAATTGAGCCAGATGGCTTAATTACTACGAAATAATTTTTAAAAAATAAAATGAAAGGAAAACTTTCAAAATAGATTACACAAAACCGCAGGCAATACCCCGCGGTTTTATTGTATTCTTTAGATGAGAGTTTTAGATACGCTACTTGAAACAAGAGTATCTAAATTTGTTATTTTTCAACCTTAAATCCTCCAATTTATATCAATGATGCCAGGTTTAACAAATACCTTATCTATCAGATTTTTAATGGCAAAAGATTGCTCCTCATAGCTCAATTGAGTGATGTCCTTTGTGCCTAATAATTTTTGGAATTGTTTTCGGTTTTCTTCTTGGTGGATAGCTGGGTTATTATTAAGCTCATTTTCTAGTAAATCTTTTTGTTTTAAGAATGTGTAAGTTTGAGTTTTTAACTCATCTAATGAAATCATATCGTTAAGGTAGAGGTCATTAAGTCGTTTCATTTTATTATTAAGGCTATTGATTTGATTTTCTATTTCCTCAACATTTATTATTTCTGGAGTTTCAAACATTTTATTTAATTTAGCCTTATTTAGCTGCAAGAGTCTTACTTGACCTAGTACGTATATTTCAATATCATCCTTTTCATAAAAGCCAGAGTTGCATTTTTGGCCATTGTTATATACTGTAATTCCTTTTGTGGTTCTTGGAAATCTATTTACACATTGGTAGCGTATATTGCGCGTGCCATCTTTTCGTTTAGTTCCTAGAGTGACTCCCATTGGAGAACCGCAGTACCCACATTTAATAATGCCGGATAACATATATTTAGCCCTAAATGGCCTTGTGTTTTTGTTAAATTCATAGGTCTCAAGTTGTCTCTTTTTAAGTTCTTTTTGCACAGCCTCAAATGTTTCACTATCAATTATTGGATCATGATTACCTTGATATACTTCTCCTCTAAATCTAACCATTCCCATATAAACTGGATTTCTTAAAACCCTACTAACTCCTTGATAGTTCCAAGGTTTGCCATTTCTCAACAAATCCTTTTCATTAAGATAGTCTCTTAATTTTGTTAGTGATCTACCAGATAAGTACTCATTATAGATGGTTTTCACCACAATAGCCTCTGCTGGGTTGATATTAAGCGAGCTAGTAATTTTATCATAGGTATAACCAAATGCAATAGTACTGGTCATCATAGGTTTACCAGATTTAGCACGGCCGATCTTGCCCATCATCATACGTTCTCTAATAGTATCCCGATCTAATTGCCCGAAAGCTGACAGAATACCAACCATTGCTTTTCCTAGCGGTGTTGAGGTATCAAAATTTTCTGTTAAGCTGATAAAGCCTATTCCATTTTTTTCTAGTACATCCTCAATAAATGAAATGTTATTACGTTGCGAGCGCCCAAGCCTTTTTAAGTCATAGACAATCATGGTATTAAATTTTTTCTTTTGGGCATCTCTCGATAGTCTGCTTAATTCCGGTCTTTCAATCGTAGCTCCAGAGATACCAGCATCAACATAAGTATCATGGATTTTCCATTTGTGTATGCTACAGTAGCTTGTAAGCAATGCGATTTGCTCATCAATACTATAACCCTCTTCTGCTTGTCCTTTTGTACTCACGCGCACATAAATAGCAACTTTATTCATCGTTAGCCTCCCTATTTTGTAAGTTTTATGGTAAAATAGGGTATAGAAAAAAGACCTATACCCTTAGTGTTTTAGGTTGCTTTTCAAATTGGTTTAAGTCCCATGCTCAAATTTTGGTCGAGGAGAGCAGGGGCTTTTTATTTTAGTTGTTTACTTTTACTTTCATAGATTTATTTACAATGCCACTTTCTTCAGCAAGTGTTGTATCATCTTCTGATTTGATGTATAGATCAGGTGAGTTGGTAAATCCTAGATCATATCCATTATCAATTGCCCAGTTTGAGAAAGTACTTTCTTTGATGCTATATAAACTATCAGCGATTTTTTGAATTTCACTGTTAGAGTTATATTTAACATCTTGAGGTACATAAAGATAGATAACATTATTACCAACAGGTTTAACTGTTACCTGGTATCCACTAGCGCTTAACTGATTATTGATTTCAGTAGTAAGATGGGATGCAAATTCAGTATTTGAAACCTCTGTATAATCTTTACCATCGTTTTTTACTTCTTGTGATGATTGGCTAGTTTCTTCTTTGCTTGATGATGTACTAGTCTGCTCTGTTTTGTCAGTTTCTTTACTGTTATTTTTTGTGCTATCATTGCCACCGATAAAAAAGCTGGCAACCCAGACTAACAGGATAATTGCGATAAGAGATGACAAGCATCCCCCTTTTTGTTTTTGCATAGTATTCTCCTTAATTTTCAATTGGTGTAAAACTTCCAACAACGCTAAATATTTTTAGATGTGTGCCGCTTTCTGGGGGGTAATCAATAAAAATATCGTCATAGTCAGAATTGAGAGAGACAAGTCTTAAACCATCAGGCTCTGTATAAACTTTTTTGAAATATGTTTGGTCATTGTATGATACAACACATAATTGACCACTATACTTAGAAATTCCACTATCGATTAAATAAAGCATATCTCCATCTTTGTAATCCGGTAACATACTATTCCCACTTACACGAGTTGCAACATCGTAGGCTGGTGGCTCTTCATCAGTATATACAGAATATGTATCATAGTCATCAAAATCAAAACCATAGCCTAGACCACGGGCAGCTGCAGCTTCTGTAGTACCAATAACTTTAAAAAGAGGCACAACTTTATCATCCTCATTATTTTGTTGCTCTAACTCACTATGGGCAAATTGCAAGACTTTATTTTGTCTATTAGTGTTTAATTCATCAAATACAGCTTGTATTTCAGTTTGTCTATCTGTAAAGTAATCAACAGATACCCCAAAAAAATCTGCTAGGATGACAATAGATGATAACCTAGGCTCATCTTTGTTGTTTTCCCATTTTGATAACCTCCCCTTGTTAAAATTAAATGTATCCGGATACTTCTCATTTAATTGTTTTGCTAATTCATCAAGGGTAAGGTGTCTATTCTTTCTTAATAATTTTAATTTTTGTCCTATCAAGCAAACACCTCCTTTACAATATATAGAATATCACACTTGTTGCGTTTTAGCAACTTTTTTTATATTTTTTTAAAAAAGTTGTTGACAAAGCAACTTAAAAGGTTTATACTTAATGCGTAGGTTGCTAAAACAGCAACTTTGAAAGGAGGAAAATATGACAGCAGTAGAAAATGCTACAAAACCCTATCTAGGTTTAAAGATGCTAATTGAAAAACATGGCTACACACAGCAAGATATAGCTAAAAAGCTAGGTATTAACAAGAGCACTTTTAACCAAAAGTTAAATCGTAGTGGCGGACGAGATTTCTCTTTTTCAGAGGCTAATACTATTTCAGAATTTCTCAATGAGCCACTGGCAAATTTTTTTACAAACTAAGTTGCTAAAACAGCAACTTTGAAAGGAGGGAAAAATAAGGTGGCTATAATAAAAAAGCACCTACGGACTGCAATCCAAGTAAGGCGCTTGTTAAAAATAACTACTTTAATTATACCACATAATGAAAGAACTGAACAGCACACAACAACTATTAGTAAACAACTGGCAAAGGAAAAACTATCCATTAAGCGAGATTTTAATTAATAGTTTGGTAGGTTTAACAATTGTTGACACTCTCGCAATTTTAGCAATTGCTAGAAAGGAAAGAAAATGGTTAAAGAGCATTACATAGTAACGCACACAATGGCAGACGGAACCAAAAGAGATAGTATTGCCGGATATGTTATCCCTGACGATAACCCAGTATATGAGCTTTTTAGAAAAGTAAATGAGCGTAGATTGGAGGCTAACGGTTAATGAGATACATATTTCACCAACACCCATGAAAACTATACCTCTATGAATAATCACTTTTTACAGAATCCTAATCTTTCTAGTTCTGCAAAAGGAGTATTAGCGGTTATCTTGAGTAATAAAGATGATTGGCGCATATATCCAGATGAGATTGCTAAAAGATCAAAAGATGGGCTTGTGAGTCATAGGTCAGCTTTTGACGAGTTAGAAAAGTATGGCTATATAAGAACGATTAAGAAAAGTCTTGGAAGAGGGAAAGGTATTCAGCATTATAGATTTGCTCAAGATATACCTATCACAGATGATTATTTTGAATATATTTCAGAGAGGTTTGAAAAAGAGTTATCCACAGGTTATGTTGATAACCAAGATAATAATGGTTTACAAGGTTAGGTTTTACAACTTTGTATTTTACAACTTTGTACTTTACAAGGTTAGGTTTTACAACTTTGTATTTTACAACTTTGGAAAATCGCATACTAACAAATACTAACTATACAACAAGTACCAATATATAACAATGTAGTGCTAACGCACACTAAAAAACAACAATCTTGAGCCTAACGGCACTAACTAATAATAATTACTAATAAATAACAAACTCATCCTTATAGATAATAAGGGAACAGAATTTTTTAAAGGAGGAAAGAAATATGCCAAATTGGGCAGAGGGGACTCTTAAATTAAGAGGCAGACGCGAAAACGTTGCATCAGCTTTAAAAGAAATGCTATTAGGAAATAAAGGCGCAACGCTTGAAGATGAACACGATGGTACTCTACTAAGATTTAAAAATGAGTATGATTATTTTTATATAAACGGTACAAGGCGTGCGTTTATTTCCAGTAAAGATATTGAAATTTGGTTGGATGATGATTTTGTGATTATCGAGCTTGAAGATTTCAAACAAGCATGGGAAGCATCGGCTGACAATTACACAGAAATTTCTAGTAAGTTTGATGTTGATATTAAAATTTTCACTTTTGAAATGGGTATGGAATTTACACAGGAAATTGAAATTTCAAAAGGTGAAATCATCAAGAATATTGTAAACGAAAACTTTACTAACTATTCATGGGATGTGCCTTTTAGCAGACTTGGAGGATAGATGATATGGCAGATTTAACATTTGCAGAATTACAGCGAAAAATGCAAATCGAAAAACAAACGAAACAGGGAGTGAAATATCCGTTTAGAACCGCAGAGGACATCAATAATAAATTTAAGTCTTTGGATAGCGGTTGGAGTGTATCATTTCCAGAAGATGACATCATTCAAAAAGGTGACAAACTGTATTATAAAGCGGTAGCTGTTGCTAAAAGAGAAAGTGATGGCACGATTGAAAAAGCTATTGGATGGGCTAGAGAAGAAGATGTACCAATTTTTCACACACAAAAAGGGGATGTGAAACAGATGCAAGATCCACAATGGACAGGTGCGGTTGGTTCTTATGCTAGAAAATATGCCTTACAAGGTTTATTTGCCATTGGGGGTGAGGATGTTGATGAGTATCCTGTAGAAGAAAGCCAAGTACAGGGGCAGAATAATCAGCAACAGAAACCAAACAACCAGCAAGCCCAAGAACAACAAGTAAGGTACATTGATAACATTCAGTATCAAGAAATCATCAAGAATGTTGAAGAAATTGCGACGATTAAGGGAGCGCCATTTGATACAGTTGCAAATTTTGTATTGAGCAAGTACCAAATAGACGATTTCCACAAAGTGCCAGTTGATGGCTATAACATAGTGATGGAATATCTTACTAAACAAATTCAAAAAGCATACGAAAAACAAGGAGTATAAGACATGACTGAAAATAAAATTTATTCGGCATGGGCTTTCACAGAAAACGAAAGTCAAAAACAGAAATCTAACCTTTCAGCTCTAAAAGAGTTGAAAGAGAAATATATCATCAAGGACAAATGGAATTACGACAAAATGAATGAACAAGAACAAGAAACCGTTGATGTTGTATATGGTCGAGTTGGTGGTGGTTACGGAAACTCACTTTATGAAATTTATAAGAATACCCCTAAATTATCAAAAACAGAACTTGCCTTAATTTGTGATAATGGCAATTTATGTTTTGGACATTCATCATCAGGTAGTAAAATCAAAATTTTCACAGACTAGGAGAACAAAGACATGGTAAAAGATGTAACTAATAGCTTGACAGAAATTAAGGTAGATTTCCAACCTGCAGTAATCAATGTTGATTATGATAGCGTGGAGAAACAACTTGCAGCAATCGTTGCACAGTACACAGATTATGAGGTGACAGCATCCACTTACAAGATCGATTACGATGAGCGTACACGCCTTAATAAACTAAAAGAGGCGTTGGAAACTCGGCGTAAGGAAATCAAAAACAACATTAATAATCCTTACAAGGAGTTTGAGAAGTGGTACAAGAAAACAGTTGAGCCACTGGATAATGTCATCGCAAACATCACAGCAGGACTTAATGCGATTGATGAGCATGAACGATTGATGCGCGTAGATGTCGTTCGTGCCACATTTGAAGATAAGTGTATGGTCGCAGGGATTGAAAAATCCACATTCGCTGACAAATACGATGAGTACAGCCTCAAGAAATATTTTAAAACGGGCAAGTATGAGCTGAAAAAGACAACGCTTGATGAAATGGATGCTTTAGTGCTCTCAGAATTTGATGCCCTGGAAGAATACAAAGCTAACAAGCAAGCTATCCAAGAGCAAGCTCAAGAGTATGATTTGCCAGCTGATAGCTATATCAGACATCTTGAAGATGGTAAGAGCCTTGTCGATGTTTTCAAGATGATGAAAACTGATCGAGATGCTGAGATTGCACGTAAAGAGCAGAAAGAAATCCAAGCAAAAGCAAAAGCTACTGGTGATGATTATAAAACTTATGTTGTTTTAGCTCACCTTGGAGTAGATACAACAACTCCAAGCGAATGGAGAGGTTCTACTCTTGCTGATGAACTTTCTAAGAGTCCTTTACTTAAAGGAAAACGTGTAGTAGTAATCGATGGACACTCTCATACTGTTGAATCAAAAACATATGGAGACAACGTTACTTATAACCAAACAGGAAGCTACTTAAACAACATTGGTAAAGTTACATTGAAACCAAATAGTTTACTAGGGACTCCAAGTCTAATTAAAGCATCAGAAACTACTAATGTAGTACCTAATGCAGAAGTGAAAAAATTAGTTGATGAAATTAAAGCTAAATACGATGCAGAAAATGCTGTTGTGGTAGTGAAAAATAGTCCAGTTGAATTAAGTGGTACTCGTGAAAATGTTCGTGTACGCGAAACTAACTTAGGAAATGTAGTAGCTGACTCACTATATGAATATGGTCAAACTGGATTCCATAACAAAACTGATATAGCAGTAACAAATGGTGGTGGTTTACGTGAAACTATCGCTAAAGACAAACCTATCACAAGAGGTAGTGTAATTGCAGTTCTTCCATTCGGTAATACAATTTCTCAAATTAGTGTTACAGGTAAAGATGTATTAGCTATGTTTGAAAAATCTCTAGGATCTATTTTACAAGTTGATAAAGCTGGTAAAACGGTCTTAGATGAAAACGGACAACCATTATTAGAACCAAGTGGTGGTTTCTTGCAAGTTTCAGGTGTGAAGGTCTACTATGATACCAACCTACCATCAGGTAAACGTGTCTTGGCCATCCAGGTCAAAAACCGCACGACTGGTCGTTATGATCTTCTAGACCTTGCAAAAACTTACTATCTTGCAACCAATGATTTCCTAGCTGCAGGTGGTGATGGTTACACTATGTTAGGTGGTGCGCGAGAAGAAGGTCCTTCTATGGATGCAGCCTTTGAAGAGTATCTTAAAACCGCTGATTTGACCCAGTATGAAAAGATCAATCCGAACTCACGGACGATTTCTGTGGATTCTACAACTTTTAGTCTACCAGTAGAAACGCCTCAAACGAATGCGGCTGCTAACGATGCGACTACAAATGTACCACTTACTTATGAGGTGGCAGGTCAATTTAGCATTCGGCCGGCCATCGCATTTGGATTAGCAAAAGCCTTTGATTTGCCAGCTGATTTAGCGGTTGGTGTGATTCTTGTAGGTT